CTTGCGCTTAAAACCAATGTGCCAACATTGTATATCTCAGCAGATACCAATGCACACACAATGGCTATGCGTCTTGCATCTATGATTTCGGGGAAGAGTCAGTCAGATGTAGAACAGAAACTTAATACTGATGTTGGATGGACAAAAGCAGTCCTCCAAAAAGGAAGCCACATAGTCTGGTCCTTTGAATCAGCACCAACATTGCAAGACATCGATGAGGAAGTCGAGGCATTTGAAGAGTTGTGGGGATGTCCTCCGACTCTTATTATTCTCGACAACCTCATGGATGTAGCCACAGATGGTGGCGAAGAGTTCGCATCTATGCGAGCAATCATGAAGGAGTTAAAGTATCTTGCTAGGGCAACGAATGCAGCAATTGTGGTTCTACATCATACTTCGGAAGCAGTTCCTGGAAATCCTTGTCAACCAAGAAGCGCAATCCAAGGCAAAGTTTCCCAACTTCCTGCGCTTATATGTACGCTCGGCACGGTTGGCACATCGCTGGGCGTTGCGTCAGTCAAGAATCGCTACGGAAGAGCCGACCAAAACGGGTCGCTCATGACGTGGCTTGCGTTTAATCCAGAATACATGTACGTAGAAGACATCCCAGAGAATGCATAATGACACACGAACACGACTTCACGAAAGATTTAGATGGGCAGATAACTTGCTCTATATGTGGAGCGATGGACGATGAAAAGGAATTGGGATGACAACTAGGAAATCTCACAAGGCTAGAGGAGCATCATTTGAAACTGATATTAGAGATTGGTTTCGTAATCATGGCTACGATGCTGAGCGTCTTGCTCGTGCTGGTGCTAAAGATGAAGGTGACGTTGTTGTTAAGACAGATTTTTTGGGGAGTATCGGCATCATCGAGTGTAAAGCGCCAGGCGCAAGTGGTAAAATTACTCTCCCAGGTTGGACGCGAGAGGCGCAAATAGAAGCAGACCATTACGCAGAAGCGCGTAATATTAATAGAAGTTCTGTACTGCCCTCAGTTATTATTAAAGCAAGAGGCAAGTCTATTGATGATGCCTATTTAGTGTTAAGGTTGGGCGATGTTTTTGGTGGATGACCTACCCGATATTGTAGCAGTACTACAGCACTACGGTGCTACGGTACGGCGCACTAGCGGCCAAGTAAATGTGAAGTGTCCATTCCACGACGACTCTCACGCTAGTGCAAGTTTTAATACGAGAGAGAATATATTCAACTGTTTTGCGTGTGGTATGCAAGGCAATAGCATTCAAATAATTGCAAAACAAGAGAGGTGTGATATACGTGAAGCAAAGTCTATCGCAGAAGGAATTACTGGGGAGAGCAACAACCAAGTACGCGGGAAATATTCATCTGGCCGAAGATTACCTAGCAAATCGGGGAATAACTCGGGAAGTAGCGCGGTTGGCTCGATTCGGCGTAGTAGAGGAGCCTGAGGTTGGTCAAGAAGCCTTCGTCGGACGACTATCCATACCGTATATTACCAAGACTGGTGTTGTCGATTTGCGTTTTAGGTCTCTCAATCCTGCTGTTGAGCCTAAGTACATGGGAATGACTGGCGCTGAAACTAAAATGTACAATGTAACTGATATTGATAAAGCAGGAGATTGGATTGGGGTATGCGAAGGTGAACTTGACACAATTACTCTTAGTGGCTGCGTTGGCATCCCTTGCATTGGAGTTCCAGGTGCAAACTCATGGAAGAAACATTACACAAGATTACTTGCAGACTTTGAGCGCATCTTTGTCTTTGCAGATGGAGACCAACCAGGAAAAGAATTTGCCGCTGGTCTTGCCAGAGAACTGCCAGTTACTATCGTCTCAATGCCAGACGGGGAAGATGTTAATAGTTGTTATGTAAAGTATGGTTCTAGTTTTCTTCGAGATAAGATGGGTCTAAATAATGAATGATAAGATACCAGATTGTCCAATATGCGGAACGCAATTTGACAACATCTTTGAAGCAACCGACCATCTGTTAGATGATGAGGGAGAACAAATCTTTGACCCCAAACTTATCTTACCTAATGGTTATTCGCTTATGATTGGCTCTCTTTTGCGCACCTTGTACGGTTACGCAGACGACCCAGTACAAATTAAACGCATCACACAAGACACTTATGCTACGTTGTACGCAGCAGAAGTTGACCCAGGTCAAATGAAACACTTTGTCGAAGAAATGATTGTAAGTGAGCATATGTCGTCCATCGATGAAGAATTAGAGGAACTGCTGGAAAAACCAAATGACAACGAAAGTGGAGCGTGAAGAAATATGGCTGGTATTGGAACTTTTACGGGACAAGGGATTCAAGATAAAGACCGCAACGGTTATCCCAACACAAACATCTATCCACGACCAATCAAAGAACACGCTAGAGATAGTATTACGGGTTCCTCTACTAAGTTCAATAACGACGTAGCAGATGTAACTTCAAATTTATTTGATTTACTTATTAGCAAACATAAAGATTATGGTCCTAAAAATATTTCACTAAGCCCAGGTGGTCCACTCAATGGTCTGCGTGTGCGTATGTGGGATAAATTGGCTCGCATCAATAACTTAGTTGATAGTGGTGCTAATCCAGAACATGAAAGTCTTGAAGATTCTTTCAAGGATATGGCAAACTATGCAATCATCGGATTGCTAGTTCTACAAGGAAAGTGGCCCCAAGAATGAAGATATTTGGACCCTATAAGGGAAGCAAAGCAAATGGTGGTCGTCCCATTTATGTAATTAAACGTAAGAAAAAAGATGGCACTACCGAGACTACATCTACCAATAAGGCTCGTAAAGATTACGAAGATGCAACAGGTCAAACGCTGCCAAGAGGCTCAGAGGTAGACCACAAAAACAACAAAGGTCGTGCGGGTGATGACCGCATCTCTAACCTTCGCGTCATTAGTAAGAAGAAGAATGTTGGTCTTGAAAACAAACGACGTGCTAAGAAAGTGACAAAAAAGAAACCATGAAAACAATAGTATGCGTGTCCGATTTACAGATTCCTTACCACGATAAGCGAGCGGTTTCCAATCTTGCTGCTTTCATTAAGGCCTATAAGCCTACCGAAGTAGTATCAGTTGGCGACGAGATGGACATGCAAACTATTTCTAAATGGAGCAAGGGAACTCCGTTGGAGTATGAACGCTCCATCGGGCGTGACAGGGACGAAACAACAAGGGTGCTCGAGTTGCTCAAGGTCAAGCATATCATTCGGTCAAACCACACAGACCGTTTGTATAACACAGTTATGATGCGTGCCCCTGGGCTACTCGGGCTACCTGAATTAGATTTACCAGAGTTTTTGCGCCTTGATTCTATTGGCGCTACATACCACAAAAATCCTTACGAGTTAGCACCCAATTGGTTACTTATGCACGGCGATGAAGGCTCTATGAAGTCTACTGGAGGGCTTACAGCCCTTGGTTTAGCCATGCGTACAGGTAAGTCAGTAGTATGTGGACATACTCACCGCATGGGTCTTGCTCATCACACTCAAGCATATGGAACATCTGCACCTCAAACTGTATGGGGTATGGAAGTTGGCAATCTTATGCGTTATAGAGATGCAAAGTATATTAAAGGTGGATTATTTACATGGCAGCAAGGCTTTGGTATGCTCTATGTTGATGGTCGCACAGTTGTACCAGTCACCGTACCAATCCAACGGGATGGTTCATTTATTGTAGAGGGAAAGCGTTGGGGATAATGGATTGGAAACGTATTGAACCTTGGGATTACATTGCGGTAGCAGTTGCTGCTGAGTACCACAAAAAATATGACATGGTTGAACTTGAGGACATTAAACAATCACTTTATGAATGGTTTCTTGAGCATCCCAATAAACTTAATGAGTGGGAAGCAATCGGTCCAAAAGATGCTAAAAATTTAATTTATAGAAGTTTGCGCAACCAAGCACTTGATTATTGTCAGCGTTGGAAAGCCAAATCAATTGGCTACGAACCATCAGATTTGTTTTATTATGAACCAGTAATGGTTGAGGCGTTATTGCCCTCAGTATTACGTGGTGAGTTTACTGTCATGCCAGTATTAAACCTTGGTAAAACAGGACGACCACCAGCACCATCAGAGGGCGGTAACATGATGGCGATGATGGTCGAGATTAACGCTGCATACGTAAAGTTAAGCAAAGAGGATAGAGCCGTGCTGTTCTTTAAGTATTTAGAGTCCCTAGATTTTACTGGTATTGCTGTTGAGATGGAACTTGGTTCAGAAGATGCTGCAAGAATGCGTCATAACAGAGCAATAAAAAAACTAATTACACGGATTGGTGGCTTCAAACCGTTTTTAGATAAAGATATTACCAAGCATTCCACCGATGAACCAAACGAATTGATAAAGCCCGACAACCATAGCGAAGAAGATGAAAGGCGAGAAGATAGCGAGTAAAGTACTAATTTTATCTATGATGTTGGCAAATCCATCTCCGCTGGGTCTACCCACGTCTCTGCAATATGCTCATCCATAGATTGATTCTCTGCTTGTCTTGCTTGTCGTAAATGTTCTAACATCTGCCCTATAGTTATCAGATAACCTCTTGATGGGTTAGGTGGAATGTTGCACGTTATTGGTTTACCCACTTCCCATACCGCTTCTTTTAATCTCCACAATGGAACAATAACTGTGGAATCTTCTAGCATGAATGCCCAATGCGTAGCCTTACTTACGTGGATGCCTGACGGCTTCCATTCATTGTCAGTTACGTAAAAACATTCTGTTTCAATGTAGACGTTGCCAGTTTCTATCCAACGCCTGTCAGTTTTGACTTCGACGGTGTCTAAAGAAAGCAGGTCTGCGACCCTACTCTCACCTAGTTCACCTGCTCTAAGGTCTAAGTCCCAATTAGAATCTTTCAATCTACTCTGCCATTTCTTTTTCGTACATCGCTAAACTAAGTTCATCTAACTGTTCTTTAATTTGGTCGATAAGACCTTCTCGATACAGTAATTCTTCTTCTGTATAAACCACACCATCTTCGTCTTCTTTGTTGTATTCGTATTGCATTTATCCTCCTGTTGAATAGAAGCCAGTTCCGTTGAATTTAACTGGTGCTGCATAGTATACACGTTTCATGTCCTGATTGCAAATATTACACTCAGGCACTACTTCTTCATCGGACATACGTCGTTCTACGGTTACTTCTATGTTGTCTTCATCACACCTGTACTCATACGTAGCCATGCTCCTACTTCCGCATAGTTTGTGTTGGACGGCGTGTATGATTATCATACAACCTGCTGCGTTTAATTTTTATTACCATCAATACCACCCTTTCTTCTCATGAAACTTCAACGCTTGGCAAGGCGAGCCATAGCGGTATAGAATGTAAGCAAATCCACGTTCAATTTGCTGCGTTGCTGGTGTTTTTGGGTCCATTCCTAGTATTTGAGGGATGCCCCCAGCATTCTTACCCATTACTTTTACCTTGTTGTATGCTTCGGGTCTCCAATTAGATTCTTTAGTCCATAATTTATCTAAGCAGACAAATTGCTTGTCCGTCCACGCCAACATTACATCTCTTGCGTATGCTTTACTGTCTACAACACCCCACTTATGCGGTTGCTTAGGTTGTTCGTGACCCGTACGCGTTACGCCAAACACCATAAACATTATTATTAACAACAGTAATAACTTCTTCATTTTTACCACCTTACTAAAGGTATCATCTTGTCTGCAAAGTCTAGAGCACGTCCAAAACCTGACTGCGCTTCATACTCTTCTCGTAATTTACCTAGTGTAGCGATACGTTCGCCAGCAAGTAATCCACCCCATATTCCATGCGGTAGATTTTCTAACTTCATTCCCTCTTCTAAACAACTTTCTATAATTGGACACGTATTACATTTTTCAATAGCATAAATTATACTATTAACTAATGCTTCACGTTTAGCCAATGTCGGTCGGCCGTTATCAGGTTCAGGAAACCAATAATCTGGATTCAGGTCGTTTGTACAGTTGCCTATAATAGCGACCCACTTTCCTGCCTTGGTAATTCAGGCCTTAGATAGCGCAGTACTCTTTCATAGAACAAAAGAGCATCTTCTTCTTCTTGCATGGTGATTCCGTCAAATGGCTCAGGAAAAGCATCACCGTTGCGCTTACCAGTCTTGCGTCCTTTATTATTAACAGGAACTATGTAGTTTATATTACGTTTTCTGGCCATAAGAATTCTTTCGCCAGCAAACTTACCACCCCAAATACCTTGTGCTAGGTTGACAGGCTTCATGCCTTCTTCAAAACACCTTTCACGTACAGGACAAGAGTTGCAGTTAGTAAGAGCATATTGAATATCAGGCAACAATTTTCTAAACATTACATTTGGTCTTCCACCATTGTATGTAGTAGGAAACCAAGCATCTGCTCTTTCATCACCATGACAGTTACCTACAATCGGCTCAACTTTCATGCATCTCATCCCACATTCTATCAGGGTCATCTTCTTCAACGCACTCTGCATCTATGTCATGGTCGTTACCACATTCATCACAGTTATCCATGCCTAATGCAATAGGGTCGCCGTCTAACCACATTGGCTCACTCATCTTCGCCTTCTTCTTCTTCTTCTATCTCACTTATTGTGATGTCTTCGACCTCTGCAAAGTGCGCATAGTCTTCATACATCCAACCCTGTTTTTCCGCTTCTTCATCACTATCGGCTTCGACTTCATAGAAGTAAGTGACTTTTACCTTCACATCATATCTAGCCATTATGCTATCTCCTTTAGTAATAGTCGGACTTGTGCTATACGTGCATCGTGTATCTTGTTATCCATTGCATATGGAATTGGTATTGTTGTTAATAATTGTAGGTAGTCGACGAGAACTTCTCGCAACTGTTCCTTTTGTGCTATCGTCATTTTACCCCCTATTGTATGCTGGATAGTATACTGCAACTACTTCAGCGTTGTCAAGTTTTGCAGCCCATACTAGGGCTTCTTTTATTGTTGGGAAAGTGCCGTAGCGCACAGTCCCTTCATCAGTAATCGTTTCGGTAATGTAACCCATTACCCACATCCCCCGCAAGGGTTCGTGTATTTTAATCTCCTTAGAAGTCGAAATGCTTGTCATAATACCACGCTCCTTCTGGTTTGTGTCGGTCGAGTTG